GCAGCAAGGGGCTTTTACGATCATTGCTGCAAAAAATGCACGTTCCCAGGGGGAATCGAACCCTCAACTAGTGCTTAGGAGCACAGGTTGGCGGTATAAACCGCTGTCAAGCTGTGTTCATATAAGTCAAGGAAAGCCTTGATTTTACTAACCATTTTGTCAATCCCAGTCAAAATAAGAAAACCTGTGTTAACCCCTGCCAAACCCATTTGGGGTGCTCGTCGGGTGCTCGGAGCACCCTGAGGCGATAACTATTGAGTTCCATCGAGTTCACAACTCTGGCTACCATTTCCATCTGCTACCGTAACAATGATAACTCTGTTTTCTTATTAGATTACTTATATTATACTGTGGACGGAGCCGGATGTCGATGCTTTTTTGACTACATCCTCTTATTTTTGTGTTTAACTCGATTCTAATTCATTTCTAACTCGTTTGTTGAATTACGATTTTTTCATTTCATCTTATTTCAAGTTAAAAATGAATTAAATATATATAGCACCATTCCCCTCGCCTCAATATGAATTGACTTTTCTTTCCATGAGTTGAGTTTCCTGCATGTTCAATTGACTTTTCTCGGTGCCCAGTTGACTTTTCTCAATTAAGAATTATTTCCCCAAATAAATACAAATTGATCATTACAATGAAATCAATGATTTCAACGCATCTGTGAAGCCCTCTTTTTCTATTTGAAACAGATCTTTCTTTATTTCGTAAAACAATTTATTATATGTATCATCAGCATCTGTCTTTTGTAAAATAAACATAATCTTCTGTGGATCTGAGCAATAATTCGTAATAGCACTGTTCAGTAATGTCGTTGGAACAGGCGCCTTTGTCCGGTCAACCTGATTAGTTCCCTTTTTCTTTATTCGTGAATCGTATCCTATTACCCCTGTTGAATTTCCAGTAGCCATTTCAAAGTCATTGTCTCGTGTTACTAAATCTTTTTCTCCAATTTTATAACACTTACTATTTCTCAGATCCAATATTTTCTCCATTACTCCTATTTTGGAATACATGGTACTTGCATCTCTCCGTGGCTTACACTGCTCCCTGGTAATTTCTCCCGATATACAAGCTTCATAAAATTCATTAGCATTTAGCGACTCACTCTTTATCCCTGCCAAATGCATGAAATTATTCTTACCAAATCGAACTTCATAATAGTCATAGGAATCTGACTTGCTCTTTCTAAATATGAACAATAAGGTAGTATCAACGTATTCCGAATATAAAGTTGCGCTTTTACGCAATATAGTTAACATTTCCTCAGACGTCAATATTCTTATATTCCGCGCCGTACATTTCATATTTCCCCTTAACGTAAAAGACTCTATCTGTATCATAATCAACATTAAGAAGCACTCTTACCTTATCACCGGCTTTTATGTCGGATATGTCAGTTTCAGATTCTTCATTGCTTTCACTGTCGCCTGCTGATACAATACATCCATCATTAACCCAACCTGTTCCGTCATTAATAAGATATGGATTGGAAGCCCAGGGAATAACCCTTGTTATCGTTCCACCTGTGAATCCGCTTGATGGTGTAAGTGCATCTTCTGATGTAGATGAGGCATATATTGCATTATATTCAACATAATCTCCTATCTCATGCTGCAGCTGCTCTGTATCTGTCTCATCAGAACCGGCATTATTATCTTCATCAGCATTATCATTATCTTCAACACCATCATTCCTGTGATCATACTCATTGGCTTTTGTAAGTCTGTCGAAAACTTCATCATACATTATGTCAAAATCTACCCTTGTACCATCATTAAGATAATAGTCGCTGCTTTCCTGTGACATTGCAAACCTGTCTTCACATATCTCACCGTCATCATTCCAATGCGCTTCCCAGATAAGAGCGCCATGCTCTATAAGCTCATCTACGTTCATATAATCGTCAAGCCAGCTATGACTTGCGTAGATACCTTTTGCTGTGATATCTGATAATGCATCAAGCCATGTAAGTGCGAGCTCCTGCGTATAATGATAATCGATGCCATGTTCAGCCTTATATCCGTCTGCATCCTCTATGTCGAGATATAATCCCATTGTCGGATTACACTTATTGTACCATTCTCTTATATGAGCAGCTTCACTTAATGATTCATCATTGTTGCAAGCATACTGATAAATATATAATCCGTATGGGATACCCCTCTTCTCACACTCATCTATATATGTCTGTGCCATGCTGTCGCACTGTCCGCACTCACTGTCATCCTCGCTTAAGTCATTGCCGTAAGCGCAGCGGATGATAACATAATCAAAGTTAGCTGCAATGTAATCAAAATCAAGTTCTCCCTGGTGTCTGCTTATGTCTATTCCTCTTTTCATAATCTTATTCCTCGCTTTCTTTTTATATATTTTCGCTATGTGCGCATAAAAATAGCACACATAGCGATTACTACATGTGCTCATTAGTTAATATATGTTTTATTGTTACTTACCTCTGGTACTGCCTTGTCCTCTGCAAGCTCATCATCATCTGGAAGCTCATCTGTATATTTACTTAGAAACGTCTTTACGTATAACCATAATTTCTTAACAGGTAAACCGCATAATGCCATATTTTTTAATATACTTACAGTTTCATATGCTATATAGAGCAATGCAATAAATCCTGAGATTCCGATACTATTTCCGATATGCTGTCTTATTTCCTCCGGTAGGAATCCAATCATATTAAAACCTGTTATGTAATCTACAATTACAAGTAGCATTATTGATATAACCATTGCACACTTTCTTATTGCGCCATCGATGCCAAAGCAGCTGTTAAACTTGTGTTCTTTAACTGATCTTAATACTCCAAATATTGTATCAATAATTACTGCTATAATAACCAACTGAATCAACTTATTATGTGCGGCCGCTATATATATTTCTCTCATTGTCATCATAACTACTTATCCTCCTTGGTTTCTTCTGTTGTCTGCTTTGAATCATTTGCTTTTGCCGTTTCCTCTTTCTCTACGTATGCAGTTCTAACAAGCTCATCAAACTTATTATCAAATGCTGTGACTTCTTCATCATAAGCTGCCTTATCTGCATAATATACAGATGAATCCTTAATTGTCTTTGTAATGCTAATTCCTCCATCCTCTGATAATGATGAATTGCAATACATCACCTGCTTGCTGTCCGTTCCTGTACCTGTTTTGATTGTACCTGACAGGATAATTTTCTTTGTCATTTCTAACATGTCTTTGTCCTCCTTGGATATATGATATTTATAATTAGCTCTTTATAAGCATAATTATTGATATAAAAAAAGCACTGATAAACAGTGCAAAAGTGTATGCTTAACAGACATAACTTTATTAAATTTTTAAAAGCCATGCCTGGAGATTTCGTCTTTAATTTTTCTATAAAATATGTTCTTATGTTTCCTAAACAACAATATTATTGAAACAATGGGTAGCAATGGTATTAGCTCTGGAAATAGTATAAATATGGATAGTGAGCTTTTTAGCTCTCATAAACCATTATATATTCACGCTATAACTACACAAAATCCTAATAGCATAGTCGGAATGCCTCAAGGTGCATATGGATATGGTGTTCTTATAACATTATTGTCAAAATATGAATCTTCATGGGCTTCATGTCAAATATATATACCTCATGGTGGTGAAGTTTCAAGAGATATATATGTTCGTACATCGGGCGATACATATAAAAGAAAACCGTCTTGGAGACGCATTGAAGCAACTCAAATTGAAGCGACTTAAATAATTTAATTAAATAGCCGAATGTTGATATTAAGGAGTAATTAAAAGAAATATTGTTTTTGAAAATTTTATATATATTTCCAATTTAATATTACTGTAAAAATACAAATTCACCATATATATAATAGCCTTTAACAAATTCCGAAGCTGCCCATGCGCCCAAGTATCCATCTGTATTATAATACCGTGCAAGCCTTATCATCTTGTTTGTTTGGTCGATACATGTGCCATAACCTATTAGTTTGTTGATAATTTTCCCTTCTGCATTATAGCACTGCCATGTACCACCTAATATTTTGATTGCATCAGATATTTGTAAGTTAAACAAATTAAATACTTTATTAATATCATATCTGAATTTGAAATCGCTTGTATCTGAACTTGCACGTTCAATTTTAGTCGTGAACTTTAATATGCCAACTTTTGCCGTCTTATTGTAAATAGCAAAATTATATCCATATCCTTCACAATTGCTTTCCGATATAAAATTTTTTGTAAAGCAACTATAAAAGGTAATATTGTTGTTTAGCTCACTTATCATGCTGTTATTGTTCTTTATCCCATCCTCCATGTGGTTCAGCCTTGCTGCACTCCATGGTGTGCCTCCGCCTGGTCCGTTTTTCCATAATTGTTTTACATATTCTATAAAATTCATATCGTCTGTTTCCTTTCTTAATCAAAATCTAGACCCATTCACTATTTCCAGGGCTATATTTATATGAAGCAATTATTGTGTTATCTATATATATTCTAAGATAAGTTCCATCCCAGCCAAATGAAATATCGTTATCTGAAGTCCTATTTAAAGCTGCTCCACACCAACCAATATTTTGATTATATAATTTAAAAGAATCTGTCTTTATTCCTCCTATAACAGATAGAGCACAATCCTTATAATAATTAGTATTATTATTACAAATGCGAACATATCCCTTGCCTATTTTTGTGTATTTTTGAGAATTTGGCTGATACCATAATGTTATACTATCTCTAAGCACTGAAACTTCTGTGCCAGCGGATCCAGTTATAATAAGTCCATCTCCACTGCCATCATCACTATTAGATACCAATGTAAGTGTATTTATATTTTCTTTATTTCTTGCATGTATTCCGTGTGGATGTATTAGAGTATATGTATTATTGGTTGTATCAAGCATCTTAAGATATCCACCAAAAAGACATGCTTCAGAATTAAATGTATTACCTGACTCTTGCAATTGACCATACGAACACATTTTACCTTCTGCTGTTATAAAGAATGTATAATCAAACAAATTATTCTTTTCCTTAGTAACTTGTAATATATGCGTTGATGGCTTTTCTGCTTTGTGTAATGATACATCATATGTCACATCATTATAATCGTATGATGAATATATTGACTTATCACCTATTTTCCAGCCGCCAACTGTACCACCATCTACAATGATATTTTTACACTTTGTTATTCTGCCATCTTCCGTAAGTGTAAAATTATCACTATCTATAGCAATTCTATTCCCCGAGAGGTTAAGTCCACCTTTGGCCGTAATATTAATCGTGTCTGCAATAGCTTCTATGGCACTCTTTAACTGACCATCCTTATTCTCTATTAATGCTTTCAAGCTTGCAGATGTAGCATAATCCCCCAGCTTGGCAGTTACTGCCGCCGATATACTTGTTTCCCCAGGTGAAATAGCCTGGATAATATCTGCCGTTGTCGAATACGTTTTAAGAGCATTATCAGTATAATTATTAGCCCCAGATGTTGCTGCATTGGCTGCATCATCAGCATACTTCTGTGTTGCATAAGTCGCCTGCAGTGAAGAGCTTATTGTTGATTTATCATCCTTAATTTCCTGAACAATCCGGTTAACCATTTCGGTTGTAGTAGAATAGTTGTTAACTAAATCCTTTCTAACGCTCGTAAGCTCACCTGTTATATTATCTACAGCTACATCATGCCGGGCGAATCTGTTAAGCATATAGGCTGTTTCTGTGTTTGATATCTCTTCCCACACCCAAGCATCATCTTTCTTTGTAAATCTCCAGGTCTTATTAGCCGTTGGATTATATGCTATGGCTCCTACATGTAGAGCGTATGCTGAATCATTATATTGCCACGTATCTGTTTCAAGTGGATACCAGTCTTCCGCAGGATATACTGGGACAAAAAACTCCGTCGCCGGATAATTATCAAGGGTTGGAATTTCCGATACCGTATATGCATTAAAATCTCCGCCTATCCGCTTATACGTTTCTGACACATATGTTTTAACACTATCAGCTGACAGCTTTATAGCTGATTCCATATCCTTTGTAACCGTATAATTCTTTAAGGCATCAGTTAATGCATTTGCTGCAGTACCTTCTGCTGCTGACTGTGCTGCACTTGCCACTCCATCTGCATATTCCTTGGTAGAATTTATTCCATCTGTAAAATCTGTCATAGTTGTATACGTTTTAGATATTGAAGATGTAATGCTTTCCTCACTCTGACTTATAAGAGATTTTGCAGATTCAGTTGTTATATAGTTATCCTTGATATCAACCTTAACCCTGCTAACTTCCGCTGTTATCCCATCAATAGCAACCTGAAAAGCTGCATGCTTATTAAGCATATAAGCTGTCTCACTTGCAGATATTTCCGTCCATCCATATGTCCCAGACGACTGTTTAAGAAACTTCCAGGCACGATTAGAACTTTTCATATAAGCAACTGCTCCTGCGTGTTTAGCATACTCTTCTTGTGTATACTGCCATGTATCTGTTTCAAGTGGGTACCAGTCCTCTGCTGGATATACTTTCACAAAGAATTCAGTTGCTGGATAATTGTCCAGCGTTGGTACCTCTGTAATATCATATATCTCAAATGTACCATTAAGCTGCTTAGTAACGTCCGACATATCTATCTTAAAGCTGTCTAATGTTGTCTTAACATCATTAAACTTGCTTTTTACAGAATTGCCTTCCTCATCAATATCCGTCCACCACAGTTTATGCTCTATGAATGTCTTAGCCTGCAGCATAGTAGAACCCCATGCATCAGAACCACCGCTAACATAATTATTAATAGTCTGAAATGTACTCTCCAATGTCTGATCTGTTGTATCTACATGTATCTTACTTGCATTAAAAGTATTGCTCTTATCTGCGTTCATAACACTAAATACACTATCTATATCCAGCTTCTTTCCAGATATGGCGGCATTATCAGATACCATATCATTTCTGATAATTGCTTTCTTAATGCCAGCCTCTTGAACGCCATACAACGGGTCAAACATCAATTTTCCGTCTTTATCCCATATATATATATTATAATCACCGGCTGCATCCTTACCTAGCTGGATACGTACCCTATCCTTGTCACTTATCTGGATGGTATTATCCTTCCATGTAGACTTACCATCTTCACTATGTACGTTCATTACTGTTGTATTGATATCTATACCAGTTATCTTATCAAATGCCAGGTCTTTTATCATAGCGCTTGTTATCTGCGCATCACCAATTACAGATACAACCGAATTAGCAAAATCCGTTGTTATAGTTGTGCCGGTGGCAGAACCGAACAACAAAGTATTCACCTTTTCAACATCAACATTCAGGTCCTTAACACTTGCTTTTATCGCTTCAAAGTCAGTTGCCTTTAAATCTGCAAATTCACCGCTAAGCGACTTAAGGCTCTCAATCGTTGCATATGTAATCTCTGCCTCAGCGCTTTTAAGAGTTGTTGTTTCCAATGTACCTATCTTTGCTTCTGCGGCCATCATGCTCTGTTCAACTTCAAGTACCTTTGTCTTTGTATTTACAAACTCAGCATTATTTGCAATAACTGTATCAATATTAAGAACTTTAGATGCATCAATATTATCAATACAATCACCATCAACAGTACCATTGTCATTTGTAATATTATCAACCGTATCAGTTGTATTATTATATTTCTGCACATATGAAGAAAACGAAAGCTTCATGTTAGATATCTCACAGGTATCATCTGCCGGATTATCTGGATAATGCTTCAGCTTAACTATGCGCTGCTTTATTCTTGTATGCTTCTGCTTATTAATAATCGTAATAACATCACCAACATCACAAGAATTATCCAGGTCAATCAGCTTACAACTATAAGATATATAAGGACAAGCTAGCTCTTCAAGCTTAGCTGCCGCATCCTCTTTTAAAGATTCAGGTATCGTATATCTTTCATCTTTCCATATGTACGTCTTATTCTTTGCACTATAAGTATGATTTTCTAGGAATTTACTACCATAATTCACAGATTCTATAGTAAGACCATCTTTACCTATTGGAAGAATTCTTGTATAAAAATTCGTAGTATCTGACTGACTGCTTAATGAAACAAGATTAAGCTGATCAGAAAAATAACAGCCTTTATCTTCTCCTATTTTCTCCTTATAAATAATTTTCTTATTCAGTGAATCTATAGTCATCTCAAGTCTGAATGTGTCTGCAATCTTTTTAAGAATGTCCCAGGATGAACTATTAGTCATTCTTACAGTACGTTTCTTTTTAATATCACATTCACAAGTCCAGCCGGTTCCTGCTAAGGCAAGATTAACAGTATTTAGGGCTGTCTGCTCTACAGTTTCAAATTTCTGTATTGCATTACCTTCTAGCGCATCAATATTAAGCTTCGCAACTATGTCATAGAAATTATTATCAGAGTCATTTATCTGTTTTATAACATATTCATCAGTCTTGGTTATTATATAATCTTCAAGCTCAATCTTATTCACAACACTTTGATCAGCGCCGAAACTAAGTGTTTTATCACCATAATCAAGCACTTTTTCGATATATAAATCCTTATATTTTGTAATCGGCGATACTATGCCGCTTTTATCTTTATATCTTAACATGTACCGCTCCTTTCCTCATCTCATCATTACTTTTCTAATCAATAAGCATAAACAATAACGATTCTATATCGTTTCCTGTAAGCCTGTCATAATTATCAGAATCACACTTTTCCAATTCAGAAAACTTAATATTCATTATCTTTATATCTTCCTCTATGTCCATAAGCTCTTCAACAGACTTAAAAGCCTTGTTCATATCTTCATCAGTTTTATATACATAGTTGTATCTTTTTTCAGATTGTTTTTTCTCTATAATCTCTCCATTTTCATCTTTTTCAACCATTTCCTTTAACTTAGGATTTCCATGCTCATCTTTTACACATTTTTCTGTTAAGATTTTTTGGCGCTGTTCATCGATGTCCTCTGCTTTACTAATAAGCAATTTCATGTTAACAGCTATCGCATAACTTACCTTAACAGGCAGCTTCTTGTATGAAAGTGCCTTTAATTTAACCGCATAATTAATTACTTCTCTTAATTTTATATTCATCAATTACACACTCCTATTTTTCCTAATATTCCATTTTACCTAAATCATCTGTAAAACGCCCTATAATCAACCTTCACACTACACGAATTATCAAGTGTAATAATATTTTTCCCAGGCATTAGCCTTGGAAACTCCCATAGATCAGTCTTATCAAGTATATTCTGGCCATTTTCCGTAATCGTACAATTCTGGCCATCAATAACAACCTTTGCATTCCTGGCTATATCCTTAATAGTTATAGCTTCATCAGTTATACCGGTTACAGTAAGATTTACTAATGCTATATCCGGTGTAATCGTTACAATCGCTGGCGACTTTGAAGTGCCTTCCATTACAAGTGTTTTTTCTTTACCGGTAAATTCTACAGTACGTAATATTCCCTTCTTGCTATACGCATTAAGATTAATCTTATAACTATATAACCACCTCTTCACAAGTTCCCTATCTTCGCTCTTAAAGTCAAAGTCATATGTAAAGTTCATATTATCAAGCTGCAGCTCTCCAGAATCAAAATCACTCATTATAGAACTCATAGTAAGCTCACACTCTTCCTTGCTTTTACCTTTAACAAGCATTTCTATACATATCTCAAAATCCGTGTACCTGTTAGGTTTTGACTTTGCTGGAAGAAAGCTTTCTGCCAACCAGTCAACATAAGTTACAACATTACGTGGCTTAACCGTCTGGCTAAGCCACGTAACATTTTTATATTTCTTTCGTAAGTCAATATTTGCATTACTTTTATTCACTATCATCTATCAGTCACCAACTTCAATGCAGCCTGATTCATAAAGTAATCAACATCTGCCTTATCCTTAAAATTATAGTTTCCGTTAAAGTTAATCTGTGTATTGTTGCTTGTTGTCTGGCTGCCCTGTGAACCAGAAGCAACCATTCCACTTATATTAAGATTAGTTGCCAGTTCCATAGCTGCATCTGATATAAGATGCTTCTGTTGGTTAATCTGCTCTGCCATCCTGCCAACAAAGTCAGGCATCCATTCCTCATAATCCCTAAGAGGTCCTTCATCCGGACGTGAGAAATGCAGGAAGCTTGTTATCTTCTCTGCTACTGATTTAGCTGCATTCCCAACCGCACCAAGCATAGACCAGATACCATCAATTAGACCACTTATCATATCAGAACCCCATGAGAAAGCTATATCAACCAGATCACCGAATGTATTGTAAAGAAATGAAACCATATTACCAATAACACTTCCTATACCTTCAACGATGCCACCAATTATTTCAAGCAAGCCATGCCATGCTCTGTCCCAGTCTCCAGTAATCACACCCATAACAACATCTATAATTCCCTGTATGGTATGCATAATTCCTTCCACAATACCTTGTATAGCGCCAAGTACTGAACTAATTGCATTTTTAATAATTGCAAGTGCAGCTTTTATAATTGCTGATATTGTCGATATCCACAATGATATAACGAGCTTAATATATTCACAGAATACAGAAATAGCACCTTTAATAATTTCTAAAGCCGTCATAATCACTGGTTCTATTGTCTCCCAGAATGACTGTATAGCCGTTATCATTCCATTGAAAAATGCTTTCAGATATGATGCTAATTCCGTAAATTTCGTATTAATAAAGTTCCTGAAATCATCACACTTAAAATATAAAGCTGTTATTATAGCTATTACCGCCGTAACAGCAGCTATAACAAGTCCTATCGGTCCTGTAAGTACTGCCAGTGCTCCTGACAATCCAGCAACA